AGTAAAGCATACGTACACCTAACTTTAATTGCATATCGGTCTTATGTGGAGGAGAGAATTTATTTTTAAGGTTAAAAGTTCTGGTCTTAACATCAATCAGTATTCTTTCTCCCGTTTCTGAGTCCACTGCTACTAAATCAATAGGCCCAGTACATGTTGAGTTTATAAACACTTCATACCCTTTTTCTAACAACCACACTACAGCTTTATGTTCTGAGATATCACCAGTTCTCTTTGCACTAAACATCTTAGTGTGTCTCTGCCCAGTTCGATCCAATCTTTGCTTCGCTGTCAAGAGGGCATCTGACATCAAGGCTTTTCTCTGTGTCTTTCATTGCAATCTTAGTTATGTTACAGAACTCTTCCGCATCATTCTTGTGTACTTCAAACTGTACTTCATCGTGTATGTTGGCTACAGGATTAGCATCAAGACCTTTAGTCTTTACCTTATGTGTTATGTGACAGAGCCACTCCTTACAGATGATAGCCCCTGCTCCCTGTAGTAGCGTGTTCACGGCAGAGTGAGAGCTTTTAATGTGAAAGTATCTACCGTCAAGACCCTTCACCATGTTAGTTGATTCGGCTTCCAAGATTGTTCGTTCTCTGAAACGAGATAGCTTTGGCATCGAAGAGAGAAACTTATCAATTAATCTTTGACCAGTACCTGCATCCTTACCAACGACAGAACCTATCTTGGCACTCCCTGCACCGTAAAGAAATGCATAGATAAAAGTCTTGGCTTGATCTCGTGTCTCAAGACCAGCCATACGTTGATTAGCTGAATGTATGTCACCATTAAGTATCTCATCAATGTAATCTTTGTCATCAATGTAGTGAGCTAGACACCTTAACTCTAAGCCAGACGCATCTGCACCCACTAGTCTGTGTGTCATGGGATGTTCTACTGTCCAACACTCACGGCACTCAGGTCCGTAAGGAGAGTATACTGCCGGTATCTGTGCCATGTTAGGAGAGTTATGGCTCATACGATTTGTAACCGCACCTATTGTGATGACGTTACCGTGTACTCTGCCAGTATCTTGGTTGATAGCCTTGACCCAAGACGAAGCTTGTGCGCTTCTCTTTCGTAACAACATGTATCTTCTTATGTCTTCAGCTTCTGGTATGGTACATTCTTTTAACGTACCTTCATTGACAACAGGCTTACCTGTTTTCTCAGTAAACTGTGTAGGTTTCCATCCACGTTTCATTAACCTGTCACCTATTTGTTGTCGGCTCTGTGGGTTAAATGGATGTATCTTTGTTTTTGTTTTCATTACTTCTATAGTTGGTTCGAAAGTATCAACTAACTTTTCATTAAGTATTCCAGACTCATCGTCCAGTACTGCTAATAAACTGAGTACTTTTTCTTGATCAATAAAGAACCCATTGTTCTTTTGTAAATCGAGCAGTCTTCTAACTGAATGCTCAAGCTTCACGCAATGCTTTGACCACCCACGCATAGCTTCTCTAAGATGTAGGTATACCTTCTCTGTTACTTCGACATCACGTATACAGTACTGATGCATCTCCGCTGTGTATTCTTTAAAGGACTCAGGCGGTGTCATCTTAGGAAACTTTAGTATGTCTCCCCAGTTAGCCAGACTATTACCACCTTCGCGTATAGGATTGTTTAACTGAGCAGCAATCAACGTGTCTATGATCTGTGCATATGGATACTTGATATTCCAAAGCTTTTGCAGGACAGGCATGTCAAAAGATATACCGTTATGCATGATGAGACATTCTGTCCTATCCAGAAAAGATTGAAGCTTGGCTTTATCCCACTCACGAAAGTAGTGTATCCATCCAGTATCTAGATCTTTACAGACAACAAGATGGATACGCTTGGCATCCAATCCATCTGTCTCTATGTCAAGTACTGCTTTCAAGACTCTTTATCCTATCGTGTTCTATACGGTGACAGTTAGCGCATAACATAATGCATTTGTCTAGTTCTTTTTTTACTTTCTCCCAAGAACAAGTAGACTTATTTGAAATATGAAAGTCTTTTTCAGAAGGATCAGGATGATGAAATTCAAATACTTCTAAGACTTCAAACGACCAACCACAGTGGTGACAAGCTGATCCTTTATAAGACACAGCATTGGCTTTTAAAAGTGACCTTCGTTTTCTCTGATATATTTTACGATACTCAGATTGGTTAGATGGTTTTGTTTTCCAAGACATACATCTATTCCATCACACTATCAAATAGACTTGCGTTATCTGAAGGAGTTGATTCTTCTTCGTCCTCGTCGGGGTTCATCTCACTACTGTCGATCTCTATCTGTCGCCCAGTGTTCCTGTCATATCTAAGGTAAGAAGCAGGGCCAGTATCACCACTGAACCTGTTCTTTAAAACACGTATCAAGGTAGTGTTTCTTATCTGCTCATCTTCATTCTGAGAGTCACGTTCCAATCCAAGTACCATGTCGGACAGTTGTGCGATACCTTGTGACCCACGTAGATGACTAAGAGATACTTGACTACCACCTTCATGCCCATCACCTGCTATTCTTTTGAGATGTGTTACCACTCCAAGATGTATGTTGAGTTCCTGTACAAGCATACGTAGCTTGGTCATCACTTCATCTATAGCTCTTCGTTCATCACCGAAGTCTTGAGATGATACAACGATTGAGATGTGATCAAGGAATATAAACTTACAGTCTAATCCCTTTGCCATGAACCTTACTCTAGAAAGAAGCTGATCAATACCCCAAGAACCAAAATGATCAAAAAGAAATACCCGTCTATCCATTGATAAAGCATCGAATGCCTCCTTAAACTCTGAATCAGAATACTGACACGTTGGTAAATGTAATGGCTTGTTTGCATGGATACCCATAAGAGCCAAACCTGTACGCTTAACACTTTCTTCAAGAAATAACATACCTACATTGTAGTTACTTTGTGTAAGTACATGATAGGCTAACTCTCGTACTGTTGTAGACTTACCTGCACCAGTACCTGCCGCGAATGTACATAGTTCACCTAACCTCATGCCATATGTAAGTTTCTGAGTTCCGTCCCACGGATAATCGACTGAGATAATGTCTTCCTTTTCACTCAGTGAATCCCACATGTCTGAAAGACAAATGATTCCTTCAGGGGTGTATTGTTTCTTGTTGTTAAACCATTCAGAAACAAAATCTTTTGATTTGTTTGCAACAAGATACTCGCATGGGTCTTTAAGTGCTGTTGTAAGTATGTGACATTTGCCGGGACTGAATAGATCAGCAACGTCTTGAGAAGCCTTCATTCCTACCTTGTCGGAGTCGAAGCAGATAACAACATTTTCAAATGAATCCAGAAACTCAAGAGATCGTTTACAGTCTTTAAGAGCAGACCCTGCACCGTTGCGTATAGATACGACAGGATAGTTACCTAACATCTGATGAGCCGCTAATGCATCTAACTCACCCTCACATATGGTGATGTACTTAGAAGGACTACTGAACAGCTGTTGTCCAAACAAACTTGTAACAGGCCAACTACCAGTTGTACGAAAGTCTTTCTTCTGCACATCTCGTATTTTATAAGCTGATAACTTGTTGTTCTTGTCATAGTATGGGTAGTTGTGGTGACTAACCTGACCTGTCTCGTCTTTATTAATCGTTACATTATATTTCTTACAAGTTTCTAAAGTAATACCACGAGTAGATATTGCTTCGAATGATCCTTGTTGTGTTGTGATAGTGTTGTTTTGTATTGATTTGGCTACTGACTCAGCCATATTATTCTCTCCTTCTTTTCTTGTGTAAGTGTGGCAACTAAAGCACCACCATGAGCCATCTTCATACTGAGAATTAGCATCAGATGACCCACAGTTAGAGCAAACAGAATGGTGTACGAACTTGCCCATTATTTACCTTCAAGTAGTCTTAAGAATGATAATATTTTCCACTCAGCTTCAGACAATTTATGGTAGTCAGACATATACATATCCCCATCCATATCATGGAGATTTCTAACAGGATCGCACACAAGTTTCTTTAGTTCTTTAAACAACTCATGTAGGTTTATGTCTTCATGACCCCACTTAACCATCTCTTTATTTCTAAACATTATCATGGTAGATTTCTTAATCTTCTTTGTCATAACTTTTCTCTCCATTTAAATACATTACTTGTTTACGTTTACGACTATAGCTACCCTTTCCTTTCTTGGAAGGGATAACCTGTTTCGACAAGGCTCTTAGCCATTGCCAAGAAGGATCACGTTTCTTCTTTGTCATCCTTACATTCCTTTAGACCCAACATTTTGTAGTATTCATCTGGATCTTCAACAAAATCTTCATGGTTACACATGATACAGGATATGGGTATCTGTTCGTCAAAGTGAGAACACCCACAGTTCATACATGTCCAACATTTATAAGTCATCTTTCTAATCTCCTACAAACTGCAAAGTCTACACGAAACCCTAGTGTGGCTTCGTCATCCCATGTCTCTTCAATAGAATGGAACTCTCCATGAGGGCATTGATGTAGCCAATCTTTGAACAGTTTAACTCTCTGTTCATCACTGTCATCAAGTCTTTCTTCAATCATCCTTATATCCCCCAACAAAATCCTCAACAAAATCTCCGTAATCAGCGTTAATCATACGGCCTAATTTATTCTTAATACCAAGAGATCTATCTGTAACTTTAATTCTCCTGTTGTATCCGTCATCTTCACCCATGCCTTCGTGAGTGTCATCCAAGCCTTCAATGAGTAGGTCTTCAGAGCATTCCAACCATTGTTCGTCATCATTATCCCAGATAACAGACAAAGATACAGGGTGATCGATCATTTCTTTCCTTGTTAAGTTATACATCTTCGCTCCCCTCTAATTCGGTTAAGTCATCAAGGTCTAGACCATTAGCAATAAAATCACAATCAACGTAGTTATCAGCGTGAAACTCTTTTACAGAGCCGTCATCGTTAAGTACTGGATCACCAGTTTCATCATCAATGAGATAAAATGTTAGGTTCCATACAGCTATGGTGTGTAATTTATGCTGTGCCTTATAATCATCATCCATCTTCGCTCTCCTTTTCTTTCGGTAAATACACATGTACCTCGCTGTTACACTCAGGACATGACAAATTTGTGACCATACAGAATTCTTCTTCTTCTTCTGATATGTCATGATCACCACCCCAAATTAATTGGTTATTACAATGCCAACAGTTCATTAGTTAAGCTCCTTTGAACACTTATCACTACAAAAATGAATATGTGGTATCTCGTGGAGCGGTTGCCAGTTAAGGTCATAAAATACTGGGTCATTTCCACTCAATTTTTTATGACAGTTACTACAATCAGTAAACAAAGAATTAATGTTCCTTGCTATATCCTCTACTATTTTAATCATGGCTTGTTAATCTCCCTGTGATTGTAGAAGATAGCATTACGCTTTGCTATTTCCTCTGCTGTTACACGCTTCTCTACGGCATGGTCTGTGACTAGTTTGTGTATGCCGTTCCAATCTTCATTACGTTGCTTGTCTATGGCATCATAGTCCCAGACCTTATCACTTTGTCTTCTCATGTTAGTTCTCCTTCAAACCAATCAGGTGTAGTTGAATATGCCCACTTAGCAAAGCTTTTCTTAGCCCCTTTATAGTACTCACGGTAAGCAGTGACAGTATCTTCATGTTTATACTCGTCAGGCATACACTGTGGTGGTGGGGTAAGCTCAGTATTCCATTGAGACTGTTCTATATTTTTAGGTTTGTTTACTAAGCTGTTAAGTAATCTTGAGGTCTTGTGTTTTTTATTGTATCTTTTTGTGTACTCTTCACACAATTTATACAACAACATAAACGTCCACTCATACGCTTTTTGATTAGACCGTACCCAGATAGCAGAAGGGTGGTTCTTATGTGTTGATTTATACAAAGCAACTGAGTCTGCATACTCATCACCATCCAGTACACGGTGTGCAGTAGACAATAACTGAGCAGTTTCTAATATCATCTTAACAACATGTTTGTCGCAGTGGTATTCTGCTGACTTTGTAAATGATTTATCTAAATAAAATATATTCATATTACTCTCCTTCTTTTCTTGTGTAAATTTCTTCAGAAGGTACAGCAAAATCATAATCACTGCTTTTCATTTGAGCAGTAACCACTCCTGTTTCATCTGTGTATACTACTAATCTAGCAAAGCCTAAATTAATTTCATTATAAATCATAGCGGTAACTCCGTCTGGTTCTTGTCGGTTTTCTTACCCCAACCCCAGATAGTGAGTTCAAAGCCCTGTTCTTCATCGCTCCACTTGTATTCCCAGTTAGAGCCATAATGTTTTATAAGTAAAAAGGTAAAGTCTTCTTCAAATTGTTTAGTAACTGTAGCCATGTTCATACTCTCCAATAGTAACAGGTTGTAACTAATTAATTTCTTCTATTTATTTTTTGTTTCTTTAATTGAAACATGAAAGCAAATCGAAACGACCTGTTACAAGTAACATTTTGAAATTTTTCCGTCAAGAAATTTTTTCGTGTCGGGGTTATTTTTTTTTATTTTGTGGCAAAAATACCACACTTTCATATTTATTTATAGAATATGTGATCTCCAATGATTTCAAGTGGTTGTTTTCTCAGATTCCATTTAGGGTTAACTGCTGTTGAGTGGTAGTACAATGCACCGCCAGTTGGATCTGAAGTAACACCATATAAAACCATTAGAGATACGTGTAAGGCCCATCTGTATGCGTCTAGGTCTCTTGGTTTATCTGTTTTACCATCACAAAACCAACTAAACTGACATTTGTTTTTTATTATGTGTCCCTGTTTAGTTACATATCCCTGTTTAACCACAGAACAAATACTGTTAGGATACTTATCACTTTTGACACGATTTAAGACAACACTAGACACGGCAATTTGCCCATCTAACGGTTGGTTTCTGGCCTCAAAATAGACATTCAAGGCCAGACACGTTAATGCTGTACTCAACATAGGTCTAATAACTCAACAGCTAATACATAATCACAAGGATACTTGGCCTTGTCTAAGCTCTCATAAGCGTAACACTCAGCCTCATACTCTGTCATGCCCATGTCCAAGCCTTCTTCGTAGGCATTGAGTAGTGTTTCTTTGATATCACTCATCATCATTCTCCAGATACTGTTTGTACTCTTTCTGGCGCATATATTCATTCCACCACCATGCTGGCATAACGTTGTACCTTAGTTCATAGGCATCACGCCATTGCCAGTAGTCCATCTTATCTCCAACTTGTTTTATAGGCATTTTATTATCTCCAAACTGGGACACCATTACGATGCCCCAGTATTTGTGTTAATAATTAAGCATTAAATAATGCTATGATTAAGATTAAAATAATCCACGACAACCAAATAATTACACTATTTTTCATGTAATTAAACAGCTACTGCATGACGTTCTAATGTCTTAAACGTCTCCGAATTTAACCATCTGCCCACTTGAGCCTGACGATTAAACGAGGTCACACCATCGTGGTTGTTACCAGTATTACGAGTAGGAAAACGTCCATCAAAGTGTGATGCATAGTTTGTTAAAGTAGACACAACAGCCCAGAGATTATTACCTCTAACACTCATCTCGTCCATGTATTGGGCCTGTAATCTCTCCGCATTACGTTCTGAAATACCTTTGAGATTATTAAAGAAATCATTAACATATGGGGTTAAAACAGTGCTTTCTGCATACCGTTGAAACTTGGTAATGTCTGAATCAAAACGAACTAATCCTTTTGAGACATTCCCAATAAATGATTTAAGATCAAAACCACTAGTGCGTTTTTGAGATGAAGTATCGTAGTCACCAGAGATTAATCCATTACTGCAAAATGTATCAATGTTTCCAATAATAATCTTACAGCGAGAACTACCATCAAAACAATTCCACCCAATAACTCTAAAATTTAGCTTGGTCTTGTGTCTGTTTGTTTCAATACTTCTACCCAGAGATGGGAAGTGATATTCCCGAATGGATACCGCACCTTGATGTGATGCACTATCTCTAACTTGCATTGTATCCATCACAATAGGGTCAAAGTAGTCTGTTAGTTGGTCTTCAATACCACTAAAGAA